GGGGCTGTTTCGTGTCCTTTCGGGCACGTACACCTCAACAAGTTGTCACTACTTCGCGAAGGGTAGGATGTAATCCCGTCATCTGGAACATGTTACATAACCAGATGGCGGGCCCTACTTTCTCGATGATGTTCAGCCCGGTACGTGGGTACCCAAAAAGTAACCTAGGAGTAAATCCTTGATTGGACTCCTTCCTAGGGCCCGCGTATCTGGCTGTTCTGTCGTGACGTCAAAACTCGGAGAACATATGAAAAAGGTATTGGTGAAGAAGTGCTCGGTGTGGTCAACGGTTATACTGTTGGCCATTTCTTGCACTTTCCTTTCCTTTGCCATGATCATGTGCGCTCTTCCGGGACTTGAGGGGGTGCTGGGTATCACCCAGAGTAGTTGTCGAAACTCTATTTCATTTGTCCTTTTTGACGTTTATAAATTCGTCCATGAGGACAGTTGGCGTAGAGGTAGTAAATGACTACGATCGGTGGTACTTTCTGGAGCGGCCATCAATTGGCTAACCTCCCCGGCTTTGCCGAAACTACGAGCTCACATAGTACTGCACAGTTCATGATTTCGATAGGGAAGTGGATTGTCCAGATGGGTCCCGTCCAGCCTATACGGCTGTTCGAAGTCCCTACATGGATGATACCGTCCCCTCGGGTCATGGAGGTGAAGATGTATGTGATACTTCGCAAGTTTGTGTGGGGTCGGGGTGTGTACATCAAGCGATTGCGTATGTATTGGCCTTTTACCTGGACAGCAAACTCCGGGTTTATGGCCTTTAGCATGCAGCATAACGCTCGACGCCCCTTGACTGGCTTAGTTGAGGTACTCAACAAGTCGCATGCGGTTTACGCCTCTAAAACAAAAGTTAAGCGTAAACGCAGGCCGCTCGTGCATGGTGCTTTTGGAAAAGCCCCTCCGCATCCCAATCCTGAAACGGCGAATGCTAGTTGCTCTGTTTCGAATCCTAACGAAAGTTGGGATTCGGTGAATTCGATATACGTCTATCCTGTTTTCCAGAATAGTGTGTATCAAGCTCACAATAGGAGCTTTTCTAGCACTAACACGCCAGGGTTTGGGTCTAAGAAGGGAAAGAGCTTGCCGGTTAATCCGTACACGCTCTCGCTTACCGACACCAATGACGGAGTCGTTTTCACGCGGACCTGGAACCCAACTACTCCATTTTCTGGAGGGGATTATTCTATGGTCCAATCGTGGCAGCGATTCAGTCTTCAGTACGGCAGCCTGATACCTGCGGCACCTGGATTTCCAGATGCCACAACCTATAACAGAGCCCTTTCGAAAATTATCGAGAAGTGCGAGAGCGAAATCGCTGGCAATATTGCTCAGGATTTTGCGCAGTACGGACAAACTACGCGTTTGATAGCCGAAACGGCTACGCGCTTGGTTTCGTCCTATTCTGCGCTCCGACGCAAGGATTTTAAGTCGGCGGTGAAGTATCTCGCAAAGGGAAAAGAACATCATGCTCGTATAACGAGGAAACCTCTCAGTATCGCACGCTCTGCAGCTGATAATTGGCTGGAGATGCAGTACGGCTGGAAGCCCTTGTTACAGGACATTGAGGGTTCGATGCGTTCTTTAGCTAAATTTGTGCTAAAGGATGAATCTGTTAAGGTGGTACGCGCATCTGCGCGTCGAGAGCTCAAGGAGGCGGGTTATCTCACTGACGGCACTAGTCCGTACACTTATAGGAATGGTTTCCGCGAGGTTACCACTCTCTACGGTGTACAGGTTGGTGTTCGCTATGGGGTAGATTCGCACCTGAAAGCTTTCCTTGCACAGACTGGTTTTACCAACCCTGTGAACCTTGCATGGGAAGTGCTCCCGTTCTCTTTCGTAGCTGACTGGTTCCTGCCGATTGGACCTTATCTGTCCCAGATTTCTGCTTGGGATGGGTTGGTCTTTTACGATGGGTTCCTTACTCAGTTTGCGAGACAGAACGTTTCGATTACAGTACAGGCTCTAAACAAACAGTACGGCGTGCATAATTTTGTGAACCGTGCCGGCAGCTTTGATAGGCAAGTGGTTAAAGTCGATAGGGCGAAGCTTTCTGCTTTTCCCCGCGGCCGTTTCCCCGAGCTTAAAAATGGCATGTCGGTTACGCACACAGAGAATGCTGTTGCTTTGCTGCTCTCTGTTTTTCGGTGATTCGATTCACTGAGCCTGCCTTGGTATGTAATCGGTTCTTCTTTTAATAGGAAGTATCTAATGCCTGCTATTGCTAGCATTAAAACGTCCTCACTGATCGGCACTGTGGATTTTACCACATCTGCCACTGTCGGTGTAGACAAGACGTTTGACCCCGAGGGCATGATTGCCCCTGGTGTCTACCGTTGGGTTGACCGTTCGGCTGGTATAGCCGTTGGTTATCCCTTCCTAACTCTGTCCGTACGTCCGCCTTCCAAGGCGTCGCGTGTATACAGGGTCACGGTAAAACTTGGTCTCCCGACTCTCGAGACGGTGGGAAATGCGTACAACGGGATTACTCCCGGACCTACGATGGCCTACCAGTGCTTGGGCGTCATGGAGTTCATGTTGCCGGAACGCTCCACGTCGACTGAGAGAACTGCGTTTCTCAGCCACATTCGGAGCCTCTTCGCGACAACCATCAACGCGAGTGACGGCGTCCCCACGGATGCAACGGGGACGGGTCTTATCGCAGCGGTGACGAACTTCGACGGCCCGTATTAGGGCCGCAGTTCGTAAACTCCGGAGATCGCTATGTCTTCTAAGAAGCGTAGTATTGAGGTTATTGAATACCTCAACAAGTTCCGTGTGGCACCAGAATTTACTTCTGGTATCGTCTCAGATTATCTCGAGTCCCTGGATTGCCCAAGGAGTTTGGCCGTGGCCATGCTCTTCAGAAATGGAGAACATGCGCAAATCGCCGAACTTACATGCGATCCGCTCCACTATAGAAATATAGAGGATTTTGGGGATGCCTACGCGGCCACTCTATTTCTGTCAAAATACAAGGATTTTACTCTTGGATATGACTTAGATGAGGTGGCTTTAAAGAAGTTCGATAAATTTGAACTTCAATGTAGGCTGACAAACACTCGCCTCGGAAACCTCTCTGCTGATCCTCTTTTTCGAGGGCCAGTCGTTTGGCTGCATTCCGCAGTCATTCGAAAAATAGAGACTATCTTAGGCGAGTTCCACCCCGAGGTGATGTTTGAGACGGCCAATTGGGGTCCTGGCGCAACCACGCTGTTAAAGGCGCGGGAAGCCAGTTCAGCCAATAAGTTCCAACGTGAAGTTGGAATAACACGAGATCTGTACGCCTTACTCCCTGATAACGTGCTCGCGGATGCTTATCCCGCATGGCACGCACATCTGCTTGAGAGTGGTTTTCCATGCTTTCAAGTAGGGAATAAGGTGGTCACTGTACCGAAAGATGCCACTGCGAATAGAGTCATAGCGATAGAGCCAGGAATAAATCTCTGGTTTCAACTCGCTATTGGCAAAATGATACAGCGTCGCCTTTCGCGCATTGGGGTTGACCTTCGCTTTCAAGGGAGAAACCAAACTTATGCCAAGATCGGTTCAAAAGACCGGGTTCTGGCTACTGTCGATTTCTCTTCAGCAAGCGATTCTATTTCGATCGAGACTGTCCGGGCTTTACTTCCGCCTAGATGGTTTTCGATTCTTGATAGTTGTCGATCTCGATTCGGTCAACAAGGCGAGACTTTACGAGAGTGGAGTAAGTTCTCCAGTATGGGGAACGGATTCACTTTTCCTCTTGAGTCTCTTTTATTCTACGCGATAGCAATATCTGTCGTGGAGTACTTACACGACTCCCCCCTCAGCGCGAGGGAGAATGCCGTGTCTGTTTACGGGGATGATGTAATTATTCCCGTGAAGTGCCTTGAACTCTTTTCGAACATGTGTGGCTTTTACGGCTTAACGGTGAATCAGAAGAAGACTTGGTCTGATTCGTTCTTCCGTGAAAGCTGTGGTGCACACTACATGTTCGGTGTCGACCTTAAACCCATTTATCTTAAGGATAAACTCTCAGATGCTCAGTCTATTTATCAGTTGGCAAACGCCGTTAGGCGGTATGCACATCGTCGTATGTTTAAATACGGCTGTGATGCACGCTTCCGAACTGTGTTTGAACGTCTGCTTGAATCTGTACCCAAGCCTTTACGGCTAAGGATACCCGAAACCGCAGGCGATGGTGGATTCATCATGAATTTTGATGAGTCCACTCCAAGACGTGCCCGGGATAGCGTCGAAGGATACTATTTCGAGCACATCACTGACATGGCGAAACGCTATGAGTCTGAGGAAGTCGGTGTATTATTTACACGACTTTGGGAAGCTGGCGAGGCGCCTTGGCTTTGTTTGCCAAGACGACTCAATGTCTTCGTGTTGTGTGGAGGCGTAAATGCCTTCTCACTCCGCGTAGACATCAGCGAAGGGTCTTCACAAGAGGAACGTAATAATGTTCCTCTAAGAGGCCGAACGCGTCCACGCCTTAACCGGTATGGACTCGTCCAACAGTGGTACGATCTGGGTCCTTGGCTTTGATTTTGAAGCCTT